CGAGGCGAACAAGAACATTATGTCAAAGGCAGGATAGAGTCCCGAGGCGTTGAACTGGTTTTTCCGGTTGGCGGTAAGCCCGGCTTTTTTAGGCTACAACTTACAAAAGTCCCTGTAAAGAGAGCTCTTGCAAGCATGTGTCTTAAGTGACGTTGCATCTGGGGAGGTACTGGTTAGCACCTAGTTCCCTAACCTCTCTAGAGAGCACGCTCTTAAGTGGGTATCGTATAGGACACCGATCACGGAATCCCTCTCAATTGTAAACTACAATTGATGAGATCACCGATCCCGGGTCTGAAGATAACTTCAGTTAAGGCATGTGTTTGTAAAAGGAGTCAATAGGCTTAAGGTCCTATTGATTCTCAATTACTTCTCTCTCCCTCGGCAATCCAAGGGTTCAGTCGCATAATTGCGGTTGGACTGAAGCATCTATTGGAGTTCTCGTGTCGTAAAAGACCAAGAGGAATTCGTTACCAGACAGAACTGGATGTCGAACTCAGCATGGAAATTCATGTACTCGATAAAATTCCGAGATGGGAGGTAAAGCGCGATTTTGTTTTAGGTAGATCTTTACTGATCTCCCTTTATCGATTCCGTCTCACTACATATGTAGTGACGGGGATTATAAAGAAATCCGTTTCACCACTCATCGGGGTGGTCCCGTCGTAGAAATACGGCGACGCCATTGGTATTACCAATAGCAAACTTCTTCCTGTGTCGTTTAACACAGGTTCCCATTTGGGGGTTGCCTTTAGCTTCCGGGGGCTTTGCGCCCTGGGAGGAACTAAGGATTTAAGAGCGGTAAGACCGTTCATAAACATAAAAACAAAATAATTATGATATGAAAACACGAATAAACGCTTTATCTAAGTACTTTGGTACTATGTATAAGCGTTTAGAAGCGTCTCTTAAATGGCAACACGCTCTAAAGAGCGAAAGAAGTATGATTGGTTATCTGAATAGATTACCTATCCTACTTCTAGGAAGTTCTGGTCGCTCATGGATTTTAGCTATAATTAGGTTTTCCCGCTATGCACTTAAGATTTACTCCCATGAAGGTTCTAGAGGTTTGGCTATCCTCCTTAAGACTTGTCACACTATGTTGATCAAATCTAAGGCAGGTCGCCCTATCGTAGGAACCCAGACGTCTCTTGGACGTCGTGTGGGAGCTACCGGAAGAGGTTTACCGAGATTTATACCCTCAGTACATCGTAAGATGCTCCTCCGTGGCAATAGTAAAGTGTTTATCTTCTGAATATCACTGTTCTCTTTATATAGAGTCTGTGATTATTTCGGAAAAATTAACATCCGAACAATTACCACGCCTGGACCTAAAATAAATTTAAAGCCTTATGCTGATTTTATATCAGTTTTCTTCATTCGTAGCCACTTGGATTTATCCAAAGTATCTAAGATTGAAAAATGGGCTCCTAAACTTATCACTAAGTCTGGACCCGGAGTGGTATCTGCCCCTAACAAGGGGTCTGAAAAGATAATGCCTATCGTAAATATGTACGATACTACAGCAGCAATGCTGGTACAAGCCATCCAACTCGTAAAGAACCCTAAGTTCAGTGGGCTCTTCCTTGCATTCAAGGATTTAGCTTTTGTTACTGGACAAGATAGTCTAGTCACTAAAATCACTAAGTTGGCTGGTGAGGCAAATCAGATACCAGAGATTTTCCAGAGATCCGTAAGTGTTACTTCACGGATTGATAGGAAGAGAGTAACCTCGAAGAAGGTATACTCATTCTTACCGCCCTACCTTGGACGCTTAGGGGCCAAGGAGGAACCTGGAAAGGTGAGAGTTTTCGCGATGGTAGATTGGTGAACCCAAATGCTCCTTCGTCCTATTCATCTGATGCTCTTCGGAATTCTAAAAAAGATTCCTCAAGACGCAACATTTGATCAGGATGCGGGTGTGCAAAGGGGTATCCAACTGCTGAATAGCATGCGTAGCCTACAGTTATGACCTTTCGGCTGCAACTGATAGACTACCAATCTCTGTTCAAGCACTCTTAATAGAGTACTTGATTCCGCGCGCCAGCGCTTCCTGAGTGAAGCTGCTGGTGGGCCGGGAGTATCAAACTCCTAAACATCACAGACATCTTGGAATGAAAGTTCCAGAAGCTGTGGTTTATGCCGTGGGGCAACCCATGGGGGCATTGTCGAGTTGAGCAATGCTTGCCTTAACTCATCACTTTATTGTGCAATACGCGGCATGGAAAGAGGGTTGACCGAAATGGTTCGGTGACTACCTTGTACTAGGTGACGACATTGTAATTTTTAATTCCAAAGTCGCTCAACGGTATTTGGTGGTCATGAAGGCCCTTGGTGTTAAGATTAATTTAATCAAATCGGTGGTATCGAAAGATACATTCGAATTTGCAAAAAGAATCATACACAAGGATTCAAACCTTTCTCCTGCATCATTCAAAGAAATGGATGTTGCAAGTCTCTCATTAGAGGGAGCATTGATTCTCTTCGAGAAATTCAATGTCGAGTGAACCATTGCGGCGTTTGTTAAGTACCGTGGTTACGGATATAAGACTTTAAGCAAACTTAATCATGACTTAGGATTGTTACCTACGCACTTTAAGAATCTTCTAGTCTTTCTTCGTATTCCTGGTATTAACAAACATTCGTTCGAAACCTGGTGGGACTGATTGATGATGAAATCATTAACAACAATCAGAGACCCTTCGATTGGAGAACTCCAATCGATGATGGATAAATTATTGTTCCTGTTCAAAGGTACTTACCCAGAACATGTCCGCGGCGACCCCATTTTCGATGTTTTTGATAAAAACACTGAAGGAGCGGTTTGGAGCTACATCAATAAAAAGTATGTAGTCTCACGCCGAGAAGGGGGAACAATTTGATCCAAAACAGGAATCGCACAATTGCCAAACTGGCGTGCGGAGAACCTCGAGTCCATGCTAGGTGATCTGACACGACCTGTAGAGATTGATTGGGAGGCATATACTAAAACAGTAATTGCCGCCCGTGTCGAGCTCGAACAGTTCGTGGAAACGGTCACAATGGAGCGAACATGAATTGAGAGATTCATGCTTAACTTCGTTGAGTGAGATTCGAAAGCCTCTCTCGATCCTACGGAGCTAGATTTTAATGTTAATAAGAATCTATTTCTCCCAAAGAAAAGGATAGGACGCTGACTGAAATGACATTCAGCCATTCGCACAAAGATGTAGTTGCTACATCTCCAGTTTTGCAAGGCCCTTTTTACATGAAACCTAACTCAATGTACTATATTTTGAACAATTAATCCATGTGTATTCTACTAACTAAGGATGGGGTTGGCGAGGTAATATGGATCCTTGGTCCATAAGTTACTTTAGACGAATACTGTACGCACCATCAAAGGCTATGATGGTATTAGAGATAAGGAGTTTTATTTAGTCATAGACACTAGGTTAATCCTAGTAAACTAAGAGGTAAGAGGCAACACTCGTAAAAGAGATCTTAATTCAAACTATTAGTTCAAATAATCAGAAGTCTTCTGAATATCACTCAAACTCTCTTCTACTGGTAATAGTACCGAGTAGTGCATGCAGGTTTACCCGTAGTCGATCACAAAGGACCGATAACGATACGGCGTCTCCAAAGCTCTCTAATTCCCGTACTTAGTATGTACTACACTAAAGGTTAGCTATCCTTAGTGTTCTTTTGATTCGTTTA